GTGAAAGTTTTACCATTATGGACAGTAGCAATAAGTATGTTTCCAAAATTATCTAATGACCAGTTACCAGGGTCTATAGTCACTGTGCTTGTAGTCGAAGCGTCACCCCATCCTATATACTCGGTAATGTTAGTTACTGTCGATCCATCTGTATGATCTGCAGGTGTAGTTCCGTTTTGTCCACGAGATAAGGTTTGTAGAGTGTTAGAAGATTTAGATGCATAAGCTATGTCCTCGGAACCAATTCTTATGATTCCAGAGTTTGGAAAATTTGTTGCATCAGTCAAAATTACTTGAGCTGTTGTGCCTGCAGCCAAAGTTCCACCATTGTTCATGGTTGTAGTGGTTTGTGCTACAGTTCTTCCACCCCATAAATATGTGCCCCAACCATATCCTGCTGCTTGTGTTAAGGGTCCTACCTCTGCGTATGGGTTTACATCCAAAGTCCCATCGTTAGTTACACCAGACTTACTCTCTGATGAGGGCATCGTTATTGTAAAAGTTGTAATAGTGGGGACTGTTTGAATCTCAAAAAGTTTGTCATCAAAATCAGTTGCGGTGTAATCAGTGTTAGCCCCGGTAAATGAACCTGCGTTTGCAAAAGTTACGATAGCTCCTACTGCTAAATTATGAGCTCCAGAAGTTGTTATTGTAACTGTTGCTGATCCGTTGGTCGTTGTTATGTTTGCACCAGTAGAAAAGTTAGACGTATCTAAAGGTGTTACATCATAAAAGGCACCACCATAATAAACTATTAATACTTTATCAGTTCCTATTGCAGCGTATTTTTTTCCATTTGTAGTCGCCCAAACATGTTGAGCCCTTGCAGCTCCAACTATTTTGTTGTCAACTAAAGCACGCCACCCTCCAATTTTTTCAGGTTCACCATATCTAAACCTTACATTAGTTCCATCAACCCATCGTCCCTCTGCATCAGAAGGAGTAGATTGTTTATCAAATCCTGGAGCTATATTAACTTTTGATAATGGCATGTCAGATTATACCATTTTTTGGATGTCTTATAAACTATTTGCCAGATAGATCCATGCCTGTGCCATCAGATTGTTGGTTTTGCACATTCTTAGGAAAATTGTCTTGAAAAGCACTAGCTATGGCTACTAAATCATTACATAGATTTTTAAGATCTGAAGCTGATAGTGTAAATTTTTTTTTCTTTTTTAACGTTTCTATTTCTTGATCAGAAAAATTCCAATCACAAGATCCATCTTCGTATTGTTTAAATTGCATATTTTTTTATATAATCTTTCATTATGTTTGTAAAGGGGGTGTTGCTAAATCTGCTCTACCTTCAAACCTTACGTTTTCATTATAAGGTGTTAGTGCGCAATAATTTAACTCTAATATAAACATGTGATCACCAGTAAAAAAACCTTTTCTGCCACATTTTAAAAAATTACCACTAAAAATTAAAGCCTCGCCACTTTTCAAATCTATTTCATCTTGTCTATCATTACCTATTATTAAAGGCCAATTTATTCCATCATCACCTAAATTAATTAAACAAGTAACTTCATGTAAGGGGTTACGGATTCTTAATTGTTCTGAAGATCCATTTACATATGCATTAAACATAGAACATAGTGGCAATAAATTTTTTTTACATTTATCCTGTATAAATTTTTTTTTGTGAATCAAATACGTATCAAAAAAGGTATCACCATAAATACTTGAATTACCAATATCCTCAGTGCTAAAAGATTCTTTGTTTATATTATGTCTAATTTTAGCGTACCAATTTATTAACTGCAAATTATCTTTTTCAAAAAAATCAGATACTTTTAAATAATGTTTTACTTGAGCCATGCTACTACCGAATATCTTATACCTTTTTTCACAGGATTAACTTTATGCGGGTACATAAAATTACTTGGAAAAAATACCACTCTGTTTTTTTTAATTTTTATTATAGTCTCGTTTTCAAAATTAGGATCAGCAAATGTTAAATCACCACCCTCAAAATCATCATTAACAAATAATATGAAACTAAATTCTCTTTGGTGTTTAGTATGATAATCTGAGTGTAATACATAATGACCACCCTCTGGATATTTTAATAATGATATATCAGCTATTGTGCTAATTTTTTTATGAGGTATTTTTAAATCTTGAAGATATCTTTGATTACACATAAGAATAACATTTGTTAAAATATTTTTCCAATGAATGTCAGTAAATATTTTATCATTCATAGTATCTTCATTTAATTGAAAACCATTAAAATTAAATAGTTGTGTTTTTCTTATTTTTTTTAATTCATCACCGTCAACATTTCCAACAACTTTTGCTTCTTCAAAATTTTTGGTCTGACAATATTTTGTAAACCCTTTTAATATTGATGGTCTAATAACATCGTCAAAAATTTTTATTGTATCTTTTACATTCATTTGAAACTTTTCTTTCTCCAAAAAAATCTTTTATAAATATCAATTACTGAGTTGTTGAATATAAAATGAGTCCATCTTATTTCCTCAGAGCTTTTACCTGTAATTTTCATTTTCCAAGCATCTCTTTTAAAAGGTATAACTTGACAATACGGTGTGCCCCTTTTGATCATATAATCAAAAGGAACTTTATCAAATCCACTTAATAGTATGGGAAAATTTACTTCTTGATCATAAGTATCTGTGTCTACAATACCTGGAATCACTTCAAATTTTTCTTGATTATTATTTAAAACAGGTAAAAATAAACAGGAATAACCTGGTGGTGTTTTTATATGCCACGGATTAATTATTTTGTGAATAGGTCCTCCCTGATTTTTTTTAGTAAGATCTGGCCAACCTTTTGCTTGGTCAGGTTGTTGTACTGAAGTATCACCATTATAATTTAAATTTAAGGCATTTTGCACCCCATAAAAATTTATAAATGAATTATGTTGTTTACTTACTTTTTGTAATTTATCATCTATTTTTTCTTCATGTCCGTGATAAATAACAATATCTTGCGGGACTTTAAGAAGGTATCCGGTAGTTAAAGAATCTAAAAAAGGAATACATCCTTTCACATTTCTTCTTTCAACAGTGTGTTTCATTTCTTTAAACCATTGAGGTATATTTAATTTTATTGGTGTAGGAAATGTATCTTTTTCTTTTTCTGTATTTACGTATTTATCAAGACAAGAAAACTCAATAATCTTTTCAAACATACTGTTGTATACTTAAAAAATATTAAACTATCAACTATAATGATTAAATTTGATAAACAGATAGAATGTTTGTATGCCCTAGTTCTTGTAATTTTTTATGTATTCCATAACTAAAAGTTCCTAAACTGTTTCTATCTAAAGCATTAATTGCTGCTATGCAGGCATCTAATTTAGCTCTATGTTCATCTGATATAAAGTCTTTTTTTTTAGCCTCATTACAATCCCTTATTAATCCATCTAAACTGGAATTAATATTTTCTAAATTATTTACGATTGAATCAGGATTATCAACCATGTTTAATGTAGAACCATCATAGCTTAAAATAAGTTTTTCTTCGTTTAACAATGCATTGTAATCGTCATCTGAAATTTCTACAATATTATATAAGTCTCTAGCTCTGTCTCTTATATTATCTATTTCAGCATCAGTAGCTGCTAACCCTTGTAAAGGTCTAGGTGATCCTAATTGTTGATGTAAAAGTGCAAAAGCCATAAAATATTAACTTCCTGTTTTTTGTTCCCAAAGACCTATCATTCCATCATTTTGACCAGTGCCGTGAAGAGCATTTGTACTTGTGGCTGAAGGAGGGAATGTCATCAATGGATAAAATTGGTGCGTTCTTATATTAACATTATTAGTGGTCGTTGTTCTTCTTATTTTAGGAGATATTGTTGGGTCATTACTATAGTCCCTTACTAAAGTTCCAACGTTTGGTGTATCAAAACTTCCAGGTTGTCTTGGTGATGTGGCACCAGCGCCAAAAGCACCGTTAGCAACAAACTCATTTGTGTTCCAAGTTGTGGCATTACCTTGGCCCCCGCCTGTTGTGCCTGAAGTTCCAGAAGTCCCTACAACCCACGCAGCAGTGTAAGGTTGTGTTGTTGGTGTTACAACATACCCGTAACCAGCATTGTTACCATTCTGCGTGCCCATGTACATGTTACTTATTCCTGCACCCCCACCAATCATTAATAAAGCTATTTTATTTGTGTTAGCAGGTGCAGTGTAATTTCCAGTGTTTCCTGGGCTAAGAGGAGCGTTTACATTTGTTCCAAAAGTTATTGCTGGCCAAAAAGATCCCCCTCCAGCTGCACCCGAAGATGCGGCTGTTATTCTACCTTGAGCGTCAACTGTTATTGATGCAAGAGTGTAAGATCCAGCAGAAACAGTTGTGTTAGCCAATTGATCAGCTCCAACTGCATCATTAGCTATTTTAGCTTGCGTTACTTGTAATGCAGAAATCTTTGCAGTGGTAATCGCATTGTCAGCGACTTTTGCAGTTGTAACCTGATTTGCAGAAATCTTGGCAGTAGTTACCGCATTGTCTGCAATCTTAGCAGTTGTTACATTTGCGTTTGAAATTTTTGCAGTGATCACAGCATTGTCTGCTATCTGAGCAGCAGCAACAGTACCACCTAAAGTATCTAAAGAAATTTCTTTTAAATTCGTTCCATCTGAATATGCAGCAAAAATGGCTGCTCTGTCTGGAGAGAAACCTGTGCCTGACGCTGTTTTGATTGTTAAGTTTGTTGGATTAGTTAAACCCGTGCAATCAAAAATATAAAATTTTTCTATTGAATCAGGTATAGTACAAACTGTGCTTGCAGCAATTGAAGCTGTAGCAAATTTAATTACCATGTTTCTAGCGTTCGATAAGGCAGCATTTGACATGACTAAAGCTAAGGTACCACCACTAGATAAAGTTACTTGTTCGACACCAGCGATTGCTTGTTGAACTAAATTTAAGTTTGTATTTGTTTTATCACCCCAAGTACCAGCGTTTTCGCCAGTTACCATTAACTCTAGTTTTAAATCTGTTGAAAAACTTGATGTCATATTTCTCCTATTTTAACAAAATTAAGCTGCTTTATCAACTTCAGTCCAAGTATTATTTACTCCTGGGTCGATCTCGCTCCATGGTGTCACATTAACTGAGCCAATATTAGCTGTCAACCCTATACCAGTAACGTTGACAACACCTGTACCAGTAACTGTTACAGTGCCTACAGAGCCAGTTAAAAGGCCTGCAGTTGTTACAGGGTACACTGCAACAGGGTCAACAGTCCCTAAAGAAATGGTAGCTGCTTGACCTGTCAATACCTCGTCAGTTGTCTGTTCTAACGTTATACTTCCTAAAGATGTGGACAAAGAAATACCAGTAACATCAACTGCAAGTTTTGGCTCAGGTACGACTTGACCTATACTTGTTGTTGCTGAGTTACCAGTGACAGAAACGTTGGCTAAACCTGTTACCGATGTTGAGCCCACAGATGTGTCTAACTGATCCTCTGCTGCAAATATAATTACATTACCCTCAACAGTTAGAGAAGCCAGCCCTTGTGTAATTGTTAATAAGTCAAAACCACTAACACTTACGCTTACATCAGCTTTTGCTGTTACAGACGCGATGGAGCTAGTTAAACTTTGCCCTGTAGCTAAGGCAGAGTAAGCACCTCCCCAAACTAAATTACCCCAAGTTCTTCGACCCCAACCTTCACCAGTTAATTGAGATTCTTCGATAGTAACACCGCCAACTGACGTGGCTAAACTAGATCCCGTAACAGTAGCCCCAATTCCAGAAACTATTTGACCAACTCCTAAAGAAGCAGATTGTCCTGTTAAAGATAAATTTACTGAAGTTCCGCCAACAGCTCCAGGAGTTACCACAGATAAAGCTTGACCTGTGCCAGTGACATCAGCGTTTCCAGTTGTAGTCACTGACGCAATACTAGATGCTAATGCACTTCCTGTTACAGCAACAGTGGCATCATTTTGACTGCCCCAAAAACCTTCACCCCAAGTTAAAGCACCCCAAGTATCTTGTGTCATATCCATGATACCGCCCATGCCAATCCCATGCACGTAACATAAATAATAAAAATCTGTTTCTGAGCTAGGTGTTATTTCAACGTATCTAGTTGTAGCTGCATTAAAAGTTGTTGTGTTGGTATAGTTAGCTTGATTGCTAGATCCATCAAGATAATATGTTACTCCAGACGAAATTATTCCGCCTATGGCTGTGGTCGTGCTAAAAACTAGTGGATGATTATCGTTGCTTGAAGCACTTTGATCAAATCTTAAAGTTGCTCCATTTACCCAGGAAACTGTTCCTGGTCCTGTAGAATTTCTAGCACCATCTAAATAAAAGACGTTGCCTGTGCCTCCTCCGTAGAGGCTGCCCGATGCTACGGTAACGGTGTAAGTTTGTATGGCCATGACACCGGGCTCCTAATTATGCGATTCTTAATATTGCTGCACTTGTTGTAAATGCTGGAAACTGAATAGTAAATGTTCCTGAAGTTGCAGTTTTATCACCGCCAAAATCTAACACAGCTACGCCTGGGTCACCAGTTGCAGTGTCATTATAAATTAATGCACCTCTTGCTGTTAGAGTTACACCAGTGAATGATAAGTCAGCGAAATCTGTGATGGCAGTGTTTGTAGCCAAAGATGTTCCAACGTTTACCAATGCTTTACCACCAGATGTGTAACCTGAAGGCGATGTAACCTGTCCCCCTGTTGTGAACGATGTTGTCGATTTTCCTAAAGCTGCCGAGTTGGTATACATTGCTAATTTAAATGTATTTCCACCTGGGTTCTTAAAGTTATGTGTTGCTTCTAATAATTCTTTTTTAAAAGAATTACAGATTGCATTTGTTGTTATAGCCATTTTATCTCCTTAATTTTATGGTGACGGTGAAGGTATTTTTATACGAGGAACTCCACTGTCGTATTCTCCTCTTCTTCGTCTACCCATTTGTTGTAGACCAAAAGCTTGTATACTTTGATTATACCTGTCTGAATACAATTTGTATAGATCGTCAGGCCCTTTTAAAAAGCTAAATGCCTCTTTTAAAACACCATATAAAAGCATAGCCTCTTGATTTGTAGATATAAAAGTATTTGTTGTGCTGTCAAAATGAGGTGGATCTTTGATGTAATTTATTTGAATCTCATAAGCTGCATTTGGAGTCGGAGCTAATAAGATATTATTTTCGTCCCAATTAGCGTAGTATTTAGGTTGCCCAGTAACTGTTTCATTTGGTGCAAATTCAGCTATAAAACTAGTGTCTTTTTTTTCTAAAAAATCTCTTACATTTGAATTAATGATCTGTACGGATCTTAAAATTAATGCATCACTTGGCATAGAAACGTACCTATTATTAATAGTAGTATTTGATGTCGCGTATTTTCGCAAATCGTCATAATCAACTTGACCAGCTATGTCTAATTCTGTGTTTCTTATAAATTGATCTAAAATCGAATCAGTTAACACATTGCTATCAACTTCAGTATAATTCCTTACTTGTGTTAAAAAATTTGTGTGTGTTATAGCCATTATGAAATACTCACTGTTACGTTACCGATTAAAGTAGATGCTTCTCTTCTTCTATTTTGAAGTGATGGATCTCTTGGTTGCATTGTTTGTAATGTTGTTGTTATACCGTTTGATGTAACCTCAGTTTCAAAATTCTCAAACGCAAAATCACCAGGTAAAGTTAAGTTTGCAATACCAACACTTGTGCCTCCTGAATCTGCTAAAGTAACGTCATTATCAGCTACTGTTTTTGGTTGTTGAAACCTTTGTGGTCTAACCTTTTGTAACGCAATAGCATCTGCAGTTACTTTCTTTCTTCTAATTTGTGGATGCTTTGGTTCATACTCAGAGATATGTACAAAGGAGCCATTCCATTCTGTTATCATTTCTTGATATGGAAAAGCTTGTCCACTTCTATCAGATATTGCTAATGACCTATTTCCGTTTGCGTATTTAGCCATTATGATACATTTGGAAAGTACGATTGAGGTGAGATATATAATGATGTTCTCTGCCCATCTTCTTCCAAAGCCCTTTTTATTTCATCTTCATAAATTAATTTCATAGCCTGTAATCTATCAGGTGCTTTTTTCATAGCTAAGTAATATGCTAATCCTGCACACATACATGGCAAGAATCTATAAACAACATCTGCTTGTTGACCATTGTAAGACGTAGCATCTTGTATTCTATTAATGCTATAAAATTTTAAAGTTGTAAATGTGGATGCATCAGGTGCATTGTATAAAAATATTTGTGGTGTTGTTTGTCTGTCTACAAAGTATTGAGATGGTTGCCCTGTGGCTAATTTATTTGGTAAAGCCGCATAAGCAGATCTATCAATTTTAGTTAAAGAAACGTCTTGTGTGTTGGCATTGTCTGAGGCTGCAGCTGTAGTTGAAATATAAGCCTCTAACACGTCACTCACCGCTGCATCTACAGCGTATTGAGCTGTTCCTGATACCAAAGCAATTTCATTTAAAGACACTTTCCAAAGATGTACACCTCGATTACCCCAATCAGAAAATAATAAGTTTAAAGATCTTCTTGCAGTTTTTAGATCGTAACCACTCATGGCTCTCATACCACATCTTTCAAAAGCTTCATTTATAATATCGTCAATGTTTAAATCAAATGATGATGAACCTGATGTTGCCATGATTAAAATACCTTTTTAATTTTTATACCTGTCTTTCCTTTTGATGATATTCCAAGATCTACTTGAATATTATCTTTGTATATTCTACTATAATTTAAATTTGGATCTATATCTACTTTAGTATCCTCAACAGCTTTAATTATATTATCTCCATAATTAGTTTTAGGCATGTCAAAAGTAAATAAATCTACTCTAAATTTACCTGGTCGTTTAGGTTTTTTTACATCCCCACCCATACCACGTTTTAAAATAGTTTTAACGTTAGTTGGTTTTGGTCCCACATTGGCAGCGGCCCGTTTTCTTGCAACGGCAGATCTTCTTTGACCTT